GTTTTGGTTTATTGATTGCTCTCACTGGTTTAGTAATTGGCGCAATGTGAGCCACAAGATAACCAAGTGCATCATTCTGGTGATTTTCTACTCCGTCTTTATCTGGAATAGAAGTCCCTTCTTTATAAACGTGACGCTCAAGACAACGAATAGAATTCACACAATTTGGGTCTATTGAAAATCTAATTGTGCCATTTGCACTTTCCATAAGACTATTTACTGCATTTATTCTATCTCTTACTGCATCGTGTTTTCTTTTTGCTTCTACTTTAAAATATTGTTGTAGAATTGTAATATCTGTTCTTCCATTTGCTGAGGTCTTACGCTGATGACCTGCAGGGTCAGGATAACAAATAACTTTTGTTTTATCATAACGGTTCATAATCTCTTGTGCTAGTTCTTCTGTATTAGAACCGTATATTGAAATTTCATCAAACTGATGTAATTTACCATTTACTATTTGACACACACTTGCTGACATTGGGTCAATATTAAAATCAATCCCAATGTGTATTGGTGCATCTTTAATAAATTCTTGTTTTGCTACGTGCTTCTTTCTATCAAAGTTGTAATAAATCTGTCCTGTAAAATTGATAAAACTTGCCAAATATTCTTGTTCAAATTGTCTTTTGTCCATATCTGCTTTTGCACGTTCTATTTCATCTTTAGGTATTTGTCCGCCATCTATTGAACGAAACTGAAATGAAGCCCAATCTTTATCATCTGTTTGTCCTAAATCATAAAGGTCTTTAAAATGATTAAAGCCTTTTGGTGTTCCACAGAATAATGCGTGACCAGGTGGTGTTTGTGCTGATAATGTTGGTCTCAATACTGCTTCCCACGCCTCTCTTTTCATATCTGCAAACTCGTCTAAAACTAGAAAGTCAACTCCTGACCCACGTAAGGTATCATAGCGGTCAGAACCCTTTAATGATATTTTACTACCATTGACTAAACGAATACTTAATTCGTTCTGATTTATTTTATCTGCCCATCCTAGTTTTGTCATCTTACTTTGTAAATCTTCCCATACAATGTTTTTAGCCTGAGAGTATGTTGGTGCAACATACCAGATATTACGTCCTGGATATCTTGCGAACCTAGCCAACTCTCTGATAGCAAAGAATGTTTTACCACATCTTCTTCCTGCTACAAACACTCTAAAACGTGCATCTGAATTAGCAACTGCCTTTTGTGCTTTATTCAGTGGCATCGTCTGACCAAGGGAGTATTTTATCTGCTTCTGCTACAGGCGTTTCACTTTGCGAAAGTAACGCTTTACCTAAAAAGATAAGCATTGCTGGATTACCAGACATTGCTACTTCTATTTGTTTTCTTCTTAGACGCATTTTGCCTTCTGCTTTCCCTTTGTCTATTATACCCGCATATCTGCGTTTTAACGTGTCTTCACTGACGCCTATGATATCTACCATCTCTTTCATAGTGCAATGAATCTGTGCTAGTTTATACAATAGGTCTTCGTCTATCTCTTTGACGGGACGACCCATCTTCTTTTCTTTTGCCATCGTTGTCTCCCATTTTACCGTTGGTTACGTAAATAGTCCTGCTAAAACAGTGCCTATCGTAGATGCAACAATGAGAATTAAGATACCCCATATTCTCATATCAATTTTATCTACTTTTTTTTCGACTCTACGAACATCCTGTTGTAAATGAACTAGGTGATTGTCTCGTATCATCTCAATATCTTTTTTAATTATTTTTATTTCTATATCTTGTTCAATCTGGCTTTTACCAATGACTTTTGCTTGTTCAACTGCTTTTGATTTCATTGACTTCTCCATTATGAACTACTGATGTTATCGCCTGGTGAATGCATTTTCTTCCAGTTTGATCCGTCGCTAAAAGCCATACAAGGAGAACCTGCATTTCCATCTGAAATATATGCTTGGTCTCCTGCACTTACTATTCCCATACCTAAGATTGCATTTGCTGTTGCTGTATTTAATACTGTATTATTAAAGCCATTTTGTGCTATAAGTTTAGCAGTTGCGGTTGCTGTATCTGTATTTGCATTACCTAATTGTGTATTACCATCTACTGTTAGATTGTTGTTTACTTTTAGATTATCATTGATTGTAACGTCACCTGTGCTATTTGATATTGCACCTTGTTGATTTAGAGTTCCGGTAATCTTTACATCATCATTGATGTTTAAATCACCACCTGTGTATATTTCTGCATCACCTTCTGCGTGTAGTGTAATACTACCACCTTGTGCAATAATACTTGAACTTCTTGTTGTGGCACCGTTTGCAATCGATTCAATAGCAACTTTATGCCCCATTGCTGAGGTTGTCTGGCTCTCCGTAGTCTCAAATTTTAACATAGCACCTGCTACGCCTGGTAGAGTGCCATCACTTTCATTTGCCGCTATTGATTGTAATACGAATGTTCTTTTACCAGAACCTACTGCACTTGGTGAACTTGGTGTTCCGCCTACAATCTCTGTTCCAAATGTAGGATTAGAGAAGCCTGATAGTGCTGGTTTGTTAGCACCACCAACAAACTCTTTAATAAGAACTGCGCCCCACTTAGTATCATCTGCTTGAACTTTAAGTCCGTGAATAGCATAGTTATTTGATGTAATAGTTTGGTCGCCTATTGTTGTTAAGTTTGAATTTGCACCTGTTGCCTTGAATGTATCTGCTACAGTTACATCTCCGCCATCGTTTGTAATAGAACCTGTAACAATTAAGTCATCATCAATCTTTAAGGTATCGCTTGTTGTGATAGTTGTGCCTTGAATGTCAATAGTTTTGTTTACGTGTGAACTTTCTGTAGCGCCTGCTTCTTCACCATTCTCTGTTGTTCCAATACGAATCTTAGTTCCAAGTCCTGTAGTAGAATGATTCTCTGTTGCGATTGCTGAAATCTCTGCTGAGCCTGTTAGCCATTCAGCACCTGTTTTGTAACCTGAATATGGGTTAAATGATAGAACACCAAACTCATCACCTGAATCTAAGTAATCATCATTTGATCCTGACTTACGACCTGCTGACATAACCATAATCGCTCTTGGTGAGAAGTTAAACTGTGATCCTATACCAAAATCGTGTGCACCTCTGTTTCTTACGTGAACACCTGCCCAACCATCTTCTTGTCCTACACCCATAATCGATGTAGGCATATTTGATCCTGCACCATATGGGTTGAATGCTTGAAGTGTAAAGCCATCATCTACTTTAATAATACCAGAAACATCTAGGTCTTGTGACATTGTAACTTGACCTGTCAATGCTAGTGTGCTTTCTCCTTCTACTGCCGAGATTGCTCTTGCTGACGTATGATAAAGATTTGAACTACCTTCACTTAAATCGTCTGTGTCATTGTTAGATAGATTGTCTTCTGTGTCTGTAGATGAAATAGTTAAAGTATTTGATGCATCATCGTATGTTAAACTAATGTTTGAACCTGCTTGTAATAAAGCATTTACTCTATCATCTACACGTTCATTTGTAAAATAAAGGTTCGATGAACCTTCTGTTATTTCGTCTGTATTGTCTTTTGTAGCAATCTGTGTAGCAATATAAGCCTTTACTGATTGCTGTGATGGGACTTTAGTAGCAGAGTCACTTGCAAAATTATCTTCATCTAATATTGCATTGTTTACTCTTGCGTCTGCTCTTGCATCTGTGTAATAAAGATTGCTTGAGCCTTCTGCTACTGTATCTGTATTTCCTTGTGTATAAGTTAAAGCACCTGTTGAACTATTGTATGCTAAACTACCACTTGCTGAAATACTTGCTCTTGCTCTTGCTGTTGTGAAATATTGATTTGTGCCTTCACTTAAATCTGATGTAGATTTGTTTCCAAAGGCAGTATTGAATCTTGCGTCGGTATAATATAAATTAGAAGAACCTTCGCTAATATTATCTGTATCTTTTGTTGCTAATCGTGTATCAAATGTAGAATTAAAATCTGCACTTGCTAATTTTGTAGCAATAGAGTTTGTTACTGTTGTTGAGAAGTTTGCATCATCACCTAAAGCCGCCGCTAGTTCATTTAGTGTATCTAAGGCGCCTGGTGCTGAATCTACTAATGCATCAACTTTTAATTGTGCCCTTGCGTCTGCACGTGCATCTGTGTAATATAAGTTTGAACCTTCTGATAAGTCTGACGTTGATTTATTAGATAAGTCAGATACTTGACCTGTAACGTTACCTACTAAATTACCTGTTACTGTTAAACTACCGCCATTTACTTTTGAAATAGTATTCTCATCAATCTTGATAAACTCATCACTTGCTGTATCACCATTACCTACATAGAAGTCTCCTGTGTTTACAACTATTTCTCCAGATGCTGGTGTTTTTATTTCTAAATTTCCAGATGTTTTTTCTATTTTGTTTCCGGTGTTTTCTTGTGTGCCTACTATATATTTTGATGCAGTTGTGTTACGAATACCTGATATATCATTGCCACGTAGTGCAACTGTTCCGCCTGCTACTGAAGGGCCTAAGTTTACTGTAGCATCTTGTATTGTAGTAACACCATTACTTGATAGCATAGTAATTGAACCGCCTGCTTGAACATTTAAGTTTTCACCTGCGTCTGTAGTAATATCAATTTGACCTGTTTGACTTGAAAGAATCTTCTGTCCGTTGATAAAAAGAGATCCTGGCCCTACATAAACATCACGCCACATATTTGTAGTTGAACCTAAATCATATGTCACGTTTGCTGAAGGAATGATATG